CAAATGTATTTTCAGTAACTTGATTAAAGTTGAAAGTTGTTTGATATGTTCGTAAATCTTCTAACTCAATATCATATCCGGCTTGGTCAAGTAAGGGCAAAATTTCAGGTAATAGATTAACGTAGGTAGTACCACCTAAACTAAAGTAACTTACTTTGCCATTCCAACGACCTAATCTTACAGCAGGTTGAAATCTAGCACCGGGCTTTTCATATTCAAACATCTTCATCAATGTTTTTCTATCAGATAATTCTAGTCCCTCCAGTTTTACATTTACCTCATCTTTAATTATTAATTTACATTCTTTCATTTTGGTCCTAAGTTAACTGGTTCTGAGTTCACACATTTTACAAACTTAAATAGTTTTAATGGTTTATCTGCTATGATTGTTGCAGATCCTCTAGATGCGATAATAGTAACATCTTCACCCTGTAGATTTCTTATTTCACTGGATGTAACATGTTTCATTTGTAGTTTTTCTAAACTAGTAATATATCCTTCTCTCCATTCTGCTTTATTGGTAGTGAATAAGTTAAATTCACCTACTGTCTCACATCCAAATTCCTTTAACCATTCAAACATAATAGGAAGTAAACTACCTTCAAATGTTGTAATGAATGCTGATGCAAATTCTACTTTTTCTTTACTGTTATTTTGATAGAAATATTCCTTAACAGAATCATCAACACGGATTCCATAACTTACTATAGTTGCAATCGTTTTTAATGACAAATCTAATGGGATATCTTTTATAGCCTCATACAGATATTCTGTGCAGGCCAAAATATAGAGTTTATCATTTTTTAATGTAAGTGTCGGATCCCAATATTTAGCATCGTCAAACCTGCTAAGAGATTCTACAATTTGCGTCACTTCAGGGGAAAAGTTTATATCTTCATAATGATCCACGCACAATGATAATACTCTTTTTAATGTAACTAAACTAAACTTCATTTCATATTGACGGCGATCCTTTTCCCATTTCAAACCATAGATTGGATTCTTTCTCAACGCACTAATAAAGTCTTTTTTGTATGGTGCTCTTACAATGATGTTATCATCATTGATTAATATTGATGCATTTGTATACTCAGGTAAACTAGGTATAACTTTACAACCCCACGGTAATGTAAGTACCTCATCAACATTTATTTTATGTTGCTTAAACTGTCTTTCATATTTTTTGGACACCCGCTTGAATAACCTATCCTGATTGGAAGTTATTACATTATTCCTTGCAATATACAATAACAGATTACTGATAAACTGATTATCATAATTGCTTAACCGAATTTCGGCTAACATAAAGGAAGCAATTAAATCAAGTTGAGTATATTTCATAATAGTATTCTACACTAATAAGGTAGAAATCACAAACATAAAGGCAAAAAAGGGGAACATAGTTCCCCTTAACCTTTTAAGGAATATTACACTAGTTTTATAACTTTATATCCTTCTTCACCTAGAAGATATGCATCATCCTCATCAGATACTGAAAATAGATATAAATCACCGTCCCATATTTCAAACATAGTATGCTCCGATTAAATTGTTTGTCTACAAACAAGAATACCAGGAACAGTCTTTGACTGTGCGGCAGTCTTAAGTAATTCTTGGTGTGCTAATACTAATACAGCCTTACAGGATTGTTCTGTATCAAATTTTTCTAGTGTAGTTTGATTCAAACCAACACGACCATCAACTAACATTACAATAGTGAAAATTAGTTCATACATAATATAACTCCTAAGTGTTTAAGGTTGATTAACTTTTCATACAAGTTGCTTGTGCAAGATTCTTCCAATTAGGACTAATCTTAACTAAGTCAGCAATCTTCAATGCCATACGCAAAGATACTTCACGCAATTTGCTATGATTGTCCCACATGAACTCAATAATAGTGTCACATTGTTCCTGATTAAAATCATAATCAGAAAACAAACCACCATCAGCATCACGGTGAACTTGTTTGATACGCAACATTTTGTCACGTTCGCTGTTAATAGTCAGGTCAAGATAATGACAACGACTTTGTAATGCATCCAAGTGAGCCTTGATTTTAGCACTACGACGGTCAGCAAAGTTTAAGTTAGTGATAAAAATCACAGAACCATTAAAGTTGAAACTGTTAGGGATACCGTCTTCACGCAATAAACGTGAATCTTTATTCCAACTGATTCTACGTGTTTTACCTGAATCCAATGCACCTTTCAACACGTTCAATGCATCAGGGTCTTCCCACACATCACAATCATCAAACACTAATACGTTTTTACTATCAGAGTATTTGTATAATATTGCAAATAAACCAATACCTGACATTGCACCTTTGACAACTTCAAAGCGAGGACGCTTTCCTGCAATCTTGTCAAACATACTTGCCTTTTCCATTTGTTGAGTCACACCATGTGACTTACCAACTCCGGGAGGTCCTGAAACAATCATAGCACGAATATCACCTGCGATACATGCCTTAGACATTTCATCTAATACACTAAAACGACTAGCAATGCGATCCATTGCATCTGTTTCAGATTCTTTTTGTTCAACTACAGGTTCTACAACATCATTTATTTCAGATCCAATAAATTGAAAACTATCATGACCATCAACTAAAACTCGCACATCTTCAATATCAATATTGAATTGACCTTCATTCTTTACCGTAATGTAACCACCTTTAGAGCCTGTTTGAAAACCCTTCACTAGTGTGAATGTTTGATTTACAACTGGCTTGTTACGATATAAACCTGACAAAATGCGAACTGTACTTGACATTGCTACTCCCTTTATTAACTAAACAATACTATATTATATACCCGAAACGATTTGATGTCAAATATCAAATGCGTATTCGCCCTGAATAGGACCATTGACTTCAACTGTTCCTAGACCAAATTCTTTGCTTAATGTATGAAACACTTTGCGGGCTTCATTTTCGTCACATTTGACAAACAAGCAACCTGATGTAAAACTAGCAATGTTGCTTTTTTGCAACACATTTGAAACTAGTGTTAAAATTTGTTTTTCGTTAAGCATTTGAACTCCTTTAATCAACTGAATAAGACTATATTATATACCCAAAATGATTTATTGTCAACTGAATTTTAAACTATGCATTTTGATAAATTCATGACCGTCTCTGTCACGTTTTTTAAACTTACCAGTAACCGTGATATCATTTTCTACTAATTTATCTAAAAGACCTATCAGAGGATTAGATGCATCAATAAAGTAAGTGACAAGATTATTATCTATATCCTTAAACCAATATTCTTTACGTTTTTGTCGTTTGTTGTTTACTTTAAAAGTTTTTACTAATGACAAGTCCATAGTTAGTTCTATAGTATCCGTATGATTAAAATTCTTCAATTCACGATTGTGATTAAAAATAAGGTCTTCAAATGCTAAATCATATTCATAAAATTCAGGTAGACGATACACTAATGGAATAATAGTTTCTTTAAACTTTTTACCATCAGAGTTCACTAGTTCTTTTAATTCTTTTCTAAAGGATGATAGTTCAACATTTTTTAATGCAAGTACAGTTATTTTTTTAATATAATAATCACGGATTATATTAGCATAGGAAATATCATCTTCATTAACTTGTGAAAATAATGTATCATCTATCATGCTAGTAATAATACCAATTGAAATATAAGTAGGGTCTATTGATTGATTATTTCTAATTCTATTCCAACAAGTACTCAATGCTATAATATCTTGTTTAGATTCAATAATCTCATAACGTGTTATGTTTTGATTTAAATATGAATCATAACTTACTGAGTTGTTTATAGTTATATTTCCATATTGTGGTGATGTATTTCCATTTATTGAAATTTGCGGACCTGTATAAATTGTATTTGGTTGTGCGAGTATTCCACTCCATTTTGACATATTATTTCCTGTTAATTGAATACGGCCATTGCCTTTATATTGATATGACATTAGTATAATATAACAAAAACCTCATACTGTTGTCAATATGAGGTTTACCTTAACTTACTACTATATCTTCCATACCAGCAGTTCTTAGCCGAACTATATGACCCATTTGCCATTGTTTAGCGTCAAGACCTTTCATAATCCCTAACCATTTATTTCTTAGTAATGCTACTTCATTTATGATAGTTTCCATATCAATAACTTCATCTTCTGCTTCGGCATACTTTTCAGCATCACGGCTAGTCAATGCACGATTATATGCTTCAAGGTATTTCTTATAATGTCTCTGTCTAATTCTACGTAGTTGAATATTGAGGTAGTTTAACACCGCCTCAATTTCTTGTAGTTGATTAAAACGTTGTTCAGTAACACCAGGTAAATTAGCAATGTTCTTTTCAACATTGCCATATATTTTTACCTCAGATTTTGCATTTACTAACTCAGCCTCCATATGGAAGATGAAATCAGGTATTTTAGATAAGTCTTGTGAGACTTTTGTATACCAATTCATTTAGTCCCAGTCTTCGTCTTGGTCTTCTTCATCTTCTTCTACTTCTTCGTCAACATCATGTTGTTCTAGGTAATATTTTAATGCACTAAGCAAATCTTTATCTCCCCTAAAAGCTTCCTTGATATCTTCGGGTTCATAGTTGTTGTCAATCAATAGATTCATTAAACTATCTGCCGCATCTGTTCTCTCATTTAAATCAATATGAGAACGTAATGCGTCCCATACTTCTGAAACAAAATCTAAACTCATTCTGTAACCTCCTCCGCAGGTGTTACATTACTTATCTTTCCTTCTGTTTTTAGAGTATACTCAGACATAACTGTATCTAAACATCCGTCAGTATTTGCTTCCCATGCTTTACGAAATTTCTTAATGATTTCACCATCAAGTGTTGTATAAACTAATGAGTTGCCTTCTTTCTTAACAAGTTCAGCCTTCTCAATCATATCAAGCATACCTGAGTATGGACTCATGCCTGTTTCATAAGGAATCTTAACCTGAACTGATTCAAAAGGTTTTGCATAACGAGTTTTCATAATCTTACATGCCGCACGAATACCTCGCACATCAGTAATTTTGTTGCCGTCCTCGTCTTCTTTTAGTTTTAGTTTCTTCATAGCAACTAGAATACTACTTGCATAAACAAAGCCTTGTCCACCAGACACTTTATCATCTGGATCAAACATATCTTGACTTGCGTATGTGTGATTAGTTGCTACCATGCCGATGCCTAAGTTACCGAACATATTAACACAATTACGAACAAGTGCAGCTAGTGCTTTAGGCTTGCGACCCATGTCACCTTTCATATCACCTGCTTCAAATTGATTAACATCAGTTGGAGTCAATAGCATACCTAAACTATCAACTACGAATAAGACTTTTGGTCGGTCTGTTTCTGGCAATGCTTTGTAATCTTTTACAAACATAGAAATAGTCTTACCTACTTCATCAATCATAGCCATGTTAAGTTTAAGTAACTTACTTTCGTCTGTACTTACTCCTAAGGCATGTAGCCAAGCCTCGTCAAGTGCATTCTCGCTGTCAATTAAGACTACAAAGATTCCTTGTTCTTGTGCGTGTCTAACTAAGTTACCTGAACATATGAAAGACTTACCTGAACCTGATTCTCCTGCGAATACAGTTACCTTACCTAATGGTACGCCTTTATTAAAATCCCCACTGATGAGATAGTTTAAAGCATAGTTACCTGTGCTTATCCAATCAGTTGGATCGTTGAATCCAATACTAAGTCCTTCAATAGACTTAGTTATTTCTTTTCTAAATTTACTTACATCAAATGGTTTAGCCAATTTTATCTCCAATGTTTTTCATGCCTGTATAATAATACGGGGCGTTATTTTTATCAATGATATCAGGGCATTTCTCTGCAATCATATCAATATCCCAATCTTGAGGGAAGTGACGTAATGCGGCTCTTGCTCTGTCTCTGATTAAACTAGGCACTCTAGGTGTTTTACCTGGATCGCATAGTTCCTCTAATAATTTTTTACCTTGCTTCATAGCACGGTATCTTTCGTCTGGTAATGTCATGGTATTCTCCTTTGGAAGGGGCCTAAGCCCCTTGATACCTATTAAGCAGACTTATTCTGACGGGCACGAATCATTGCTAGAATGTCTTGTGCTTTATCGCTACTTACGTTTGCTTTTGGAATTGTAACACTTGAAGTTGATTCTGTTTCATCTTCACTCCATGGTGCTGAAGATTCTGCTACGGGTGCGGTTGCGGGTGCGCTAGTTTCAGTAGGCGCAGTATGTTTATTCGCGGTTGCTCCTGCAGGTGCTTCAATACCGAATGGACGATAATATGCTCCCCACTTTTCTGTGTCATATGGACGACCTTCAACACTTGCCTCAAACATTTCTTTGATAACACGTAGTTCAGCCTCACTTGGTTTCTTTGGTAAGAAATCAGTTAATTTGAATAAACCATGTGCCTCAATCGCTGCCTGCTCGGCATCTGTCAATGCAGTTTCACGGCGTGCCCAATTACTTGTTGAGTAATCAGCATAACCGCCTTTACTTGTTTTCTTAATGTTAAAGTCAAGACCACGTGTAAAGTGTGTTGGGATTTCTAAAATTTCAGGATCCATTAAACCAGCCTTAATGATTGGAATGATTTGTGGACTAATGATAAATCTACGAATAGGATTCGCAGGAACCTTATCATCACCTAATGGGCTTTGACGAACAAAACCTTGAAAGACATAACTACGTTTCTTCCAATATTTGTTAGCCATTTCTTTTAAACTTTCATCTTTATACCAAGGACGAACTTCGGCAAGAACAGGACAGTTGTCACCATACATTTCTACGCATGGAACTTGTACTACAACTTGTTTTACATTTGTATCACCCTTAACACCATTGAATGGTAGTTTAATGATTTGACGTTCTACCCAGAAGAAGTCATTCTTTGGATCGCCATCTGGTAAGAAACGAATTGCGGCTGTTGTGCCTTCGTCCATATTCCAGTGGGGGTAGATTGCGTTATCAGATTGGGCGCCGTTGCCCTTGTTGTTTGATTTGTTTTCTTGTGCCGCGATACGAGCACGAATTTCTGCTAATGATGCCATAATAAATTTTCCTTATAATAAATTGAGATGGTCTCTTTGAGTATTCGTTACACCCTATGTGTAACTAACGTAAGTAGTGAGTTTAGCAAATCTTTCTACCTATGTCAATAGTATTTATGCCTGTTATGGCAAACCTCACCTTTTTAGTGAGGTTTTTAAGAACTTATTTGCCCTTTATCTTTTAACGATTCTTAGCATTGCTTCCAAATCATCTTGCCCTTCTGCAATAGCAGATTCATTGTTATCAACACTTTCGCTTTCACCTACCAAATCACCAATAGTTGCTGGCTTATTGGCCTTAGGACCTTTGTTACGCCATTGACCTGCAGGACCTGTTTTAAAGTCTCCTGCAAATTCATCTTCATGGAATTGGGTATCAGGCATTTCATTAATTTGTGAATCTTCCGCTATGGCTTCATCTAAGTTATCCAAATACTCGGTGACATCAATTACATGTTCATCCGGGCCATATACACCAGGTTGTAAAACTATTTTTTCAATAGTGGTTATATCAAAGTCGGGATCGTTTTTCATTATATCTGCAAGCCATTGAACAGCATCAAACTCACTACTACGTAATGCATCTCTGAATCCTTTTGGCACTGTATCAAACTTGTCAACTACTTCATCAAAGTCGTTAATAATCTGCACGGCTGGTTGTACTGTAGTATCGCTTTCCGTCATACCTTGATTCTTCTTAGCGTGATACTCGTCTTGTGCTTTTTTAACACGTGCCTGGTCAGCACGTAGTCTGCGTTGGTCTGGATCCATAAAGTCTGGATCGTCATCATGTTTTCTTGGCATACTACCACCACTTGGTAGTGGACGTCTTGGTGAGGCAGGTGCGCCATACTCTTTACCCATATCGTATATAGTACCTTCCGCCATGCCTTGTTCCATGAAATCATCGTCATTTTCTTCTGCGCTGTCGTCTGTGGCTTTTAACAAACGAATTATTTCATCTCTATTGACTAGGTGACCATCATGATTATATTCTAAATTTCCACTAATATAACCACGATGAGCAAGACGAATTAGTTCAGCATCAGACAAGTTATCAAAGTTTGTTAGACGACCTTCTGCCACACCTTGTTGTCCAGAGCAAGCCATTTGAATTGATTTTGCTAATACTTGTTTATTGGCTAATTTTGTATCAGCACTTAATTCAAGAACTTCTAAGCCTTCTTCATCTGTACGATTTGTAGGGTACAGAATCCAACCACGACCCTCATATCCTTGAGCATAGTTTGGATTTTTCTTAGTCAACGGTCCTACGTTTTTAACCAACCATTTAACAACATCATTCCATTCACACCCTTCTATATATACTGGATCACCAGTTCTAGTGCCTTCTGCTAAACCAAATGCTTTTAAATTTTGTTTCTCTGTTGATTGATTATGCGCTAATGTCTCTGCACCAGGTGCTTCTAATAAACTATCAGCCCATTCTTCTAATGCTACAACTTCAGACATTTCACTAATGTTCTTTTGTAATTTACTAAGTATCGGCATCACACTTTCAATTCTTGGATCTAATGTTTCTTGTACAAATAATTCATTTAGGTTACTTGTATCTGAATCATCTTCCATTAAAGGAGGTGTCCATGATTCAAAATAATTATTATAACCTCTACGTCCAGTCATACGACTTAATGATTCACGTAATGACTGATAATGATTAATACCTGATTCAACTAATTTTAGTGCTGATTCATTAAACTGATGACCACGAGTTGCACGAACAAATCCTGCCATCTTTGAATATTCTTCAACTAAACTAGATATATGTTGTCCACGGTCATCATAAGGTGTACCACCTTCACTAATATGTCTTGCAAATACTCTTGCTAATCCTGGCTTTGTTGTAGGAATTAAGAAACGTTCACCATTTTGATTCTCAACAAATATCTTTGCAATATTACGATAACGTTGCTCACCCTCTTCAATTTGACGAGTATGTTGTAAAATAATTTTAACAGCAGGTACATTATCACTGTAACTTGCTTTTTTACCCATTGGATAATATCCTTCTGCGATTTGTTCTTGTTTTCTCATATATTCCCTTTTCTGCATGTCAGGTTTTAAGTGGTTTCTGTTTCGTAAAACGAAACTATTGATACCGCATAACTGTGCAGTATATCTGATATCTTTTTGTAATTTATACCATTCGTCGGTTCCGTTTTCAGTTACATCATCTGTATAATATAATGTTAAACTATAACGGTCATTCCTTTTATCAACTGAAACGGTTACAGGAATAGTTCCTTCACCCTTGTCAAAGTCAAATTCTATAAAATCCGCTTCTTCAGGTACAACTTCTTTGCCGGTTAGGGCACTTTCTGATTTAGGATTATATCCTTTACTTGATAAATTGTCGTAAAGTCTACGGTATAATGTTTCTGTATTGATAGCCATAAAGTATTTATCAGATTAGCCAAGAACGGCGAAGAAGGGCAAGGGAGCAATAACATCATCATGGTCTCTAATCTGAGTCTCTAAGTCAAAATGATAGTCACTTAACGTCTGTAACATACGTACAACTAATAATGATGACATAACTAAATCATCAGTATCCCCTATTTTGGCTTTGTAACTGTCACCACTCGCTACAAAAGCCTTTAATTCTGTGATAAGACTACGACTATTTACCTGTAATCTTTTACTTTCTATCAAAGACTTGAATTTGGCGCAGGCCGCAAGTTTAGTTTTATGTGAAGTATTAAAACCCTTACGTTTTTTGCCCGGTTCACTTAGAAAGATTCCCTGAATATTTGATTCTCCATATTCATTTAATGATATTAAAGAGGCTTCACCTATACTATTATTTTCAATAGAATAATAGATATTGTTAGGTTCATTTGTAATTTCTGCAATATATTTTGTAATCTGAGCCAACAATTTAATTTGTGTGGGGATATCTGTTTTATTATGTTTCCATTCACCTATCTGTCTTGTAGTGTTTGCTTCAAATATTTGAATAGCACATGGATCTCTACCTGTACCTAAACTTGGATCCAATCCAACAGCGTATATATTTCCCTTTTTAGGAGTATCATACCAACGAACTTGTCCCATACGGCTGATAGGTTCAATACCCTCCATATCAATTAATGTACTTGGATTAATTAATGTTTCATCAGCAATAATAAATTCACAACCAATCTCTCGTCTAAATCTATCATCGCCTAGTTGTGCCTGCATCTCTTTAGCCCACTGTTCATCACGACCAGGTTGTTCTGTCCAATGTGCTCTATATGCTCTGAATCCATTAATGCCTAAATCAGTTGTGTTGCCAAATTCATCTTCTGTTTTGTTAGCACCCTTCCAAATGAATGCAAATTGATCTTCATCACTATTGGGTGTGCTTGTGATAATTGCTTTACCACCAGTACTTAATGTTGGAGTAATAGATGTCCAAAATTCTTTAGCGATACTAGGTCTTACGAATGCAAACTCGTCTAAGTATAACAATGTAATAGACATACCACGACCAGTGTTCTCAGTAGTTGTTGCACTAACGATACGACTACCATTCTCAAAGTCTAATGAGCCTTTATTATATGTTGTGACTCCTGCTTTAATATGGTCAGGACAGTTTTCATATGCATAACGAATACGTTGCATAATCTCCTGAGCACCTGTATATTTGTGAGCGGCAATTAATATTGTACTATCTGGTACAAACATAGCATACCAAAGTAAGTAGCCAGCCGCTGATGTTGATTTACCAGATTGTCGTGGCATCAAACTGATTGAAAAACGATATTGATGATATGTATTGATTAATCTTTTTTGATAGTCCCACGGATGATAAACCATACTACCCCGTGTTGGGTGTTGTATCATAAAGAAGTTATCCATAAAATATAGATGACCTGTATCCGGATCACAGCATTTGATAAAATCCTGTAGTTCTTTATCAGTTTTAAAAACTGTTTTGGTATAGGGATTCTTTACTAGCGATGTTACGTTACTCATAACAAGTATTTATATGGGTAACTTAGGAATATTATTAAAAAGCACTCCGAAGAGTGCTTGAGATTACTTAATGTCTAGTGGTCTTTGTTTAGTAGCCACAATACAATAAAAATGCTCTCTGGCTACAACTGGTTCGTTTGTTTCAGGATTTATTGTATTAATATCAAATTCTAAATTATTAAATAGTTCAATATTGAATCCTGTACGTACTAATAGTGCAGCCAATTGATTTTCACCTAAAATACTATAATGATTTAAATTATATTCATGTTTACGGTCACAATCGGGTGCAGGGACTTCAATATAAATCTTACCAAATTGTTTAAGAACACGATTATATTCCATTAAACTAAAGATAGGATATGGGCTATGTTCTAATGCATGACGTAAAAATATAAAATCTACACTTTCATCATGGTACCCCTGTGCTTGAGGCAAGAAACTCAAATCAAATTTTTTGACAGTATGACCGTTTGATTCACATATTGAAATATCTCCGGGACTCAAAGTCACACCAGTCAAATTAGTGTATCCTCTTGTTTTCATACCATCTAAGAAATATCCAGGGCCACAACCTAAATCTAATATAGTTGCATCTTTAGGAATATTTAAAGGGTCAATATATTTTTCTAATATTTGTTTAGTTAGTGAATCATGCATGGGACTAAGTCCCTCATCATATATATGAGCAGTATATAACCATTCATTATAGAATTTTAGTTTGACTAGGTCAAGTGTGTTGTTAATATCAATCATTTTTTAGTTTTCCTATAAATTTATAGAATTACTTATTCTTGTTTAACGGCGTTTAATTATTTTATTTTGGATAGCCCTTGAAGGGTTTATGTGGGCTAACTTTGTTTGTATCTTCTGGCTCAGTACGTTCATCACTTAAAGCAGATTCTATAGGAGTACCTATTGATTTATATGCATGATGTAACATATCATGTTCTACTTTAGTATAAGGTGCTGCCATATTGCTTCTACCTATCCAACTTTCTTCCTCAGGAGGATGGGTAAAGTTTTTTCCATCACTAGATGCTACTGCCATCATAGCACGATTTAAATCATAAATTCTATCAGCAGTTCCTGCAAATTTATGTATCATTCCCATTGCAGATGATTGATCCGGATGTAATTTTCCCTTTTTAACCTCCGTGATGAATTCGTTTGCTCTCATTTTGGATATCCTTTGAAGGCTTTAAGTGGGCTAGTTATACCAGTATCAGTTGTTTCTTCACTCTTAGTAGATGTTACTTGTTCTTTACCACTAAGACCCATTTCTGCTAAGGCAAAATCAATATCGGCTGATTCTTCGGGATTCATATAACCAGATACAATTTGATTTTCTCCCCAAACAGAATCTTTTTCCATTCTAGGTATATCACCATTACGTGCAGCTTTTGCTCCTGCCAATGCTACAGCAAATCTATATTGCAAGTATGCATTTTGATTTTGTAACTCTGGTATTACCCATGAGATAGGCAATGGGTTAGTAATTCTTTGTGGTAAATTACTTTGTTCGTTTATAAATTCTCTTGCTCTCATGGCTGTTGTGTGGTTAATGGTTGTAGATTTTCTGTGCCAAGTATATTTCCACCTTGTTGTAAACCAAGATTAACACCAGGAATATATTGATTCAATATAACCTGATATGCAATAAAATGATTTAATTGTCCAGTTACAAACGGGGTTGAATATAATACTACATTTCCTGATACTACATCCATACTATAATTACTAACATAGTCACCAAAAGTTATTGAACTTTGTCCAGTATATTTTACATTTGACAAATCATTTTGAATTGCGCTAACTATTATGATATTTTGACTTGATTGACTATTAGGATCAACTGAGTTAATCTGAAACGTTCCCTCTGTGAATAGATTAGCATCTATAGAAAATAATTCTTGAGTAGTGTTTCCGAAAGTTATACTTTCTACAGTAGAAAATCCGGTACCGAATAATTGAGTAAAGTTATTATTTACTTTCTCAAACGCAACACGTAACGGGTCACCTTGCCCGTCGTTTGCTGTGGTACCTACATTAATTATTTCTTGTGTCATGTGAAAATTCCAAGTCTTAAATGTATTTATCAAAGACTAGGGAACTTAAACCGTTACTTACCCGCTTTTTCGTAAATGTTTTTCTGTATCTGATACCATTCTTGCCAGGTATCCGCTTTTACAGCACAACTATAATATGTCTCATAATTGATTGAAATAGTTTTAGAAACATCACTCAATTTTACCCCGTCTTGTAACTTCACTAGGTCAGTACATCTTTCCATAGAACCTTTACCAGGAGCATCTGGAAATTTAGCAGTTACAGGAACCGCTGTAGAACATGCAGATAACAATACAATTAGTAATATTGATAGATATTTCATTTTGCTCTTTCCGCTGAATCATTATGTGCTTTAACAAATTCGTTAGGGATTACACATTGATTATCATATCTTTTAACTTCACGGTCTATATACTGCTTAACAATAACAGTTTTCTCTTTTTGTTTGTTGTTCTGAGTATTAGATTTTTCAGTTATTTTATTATTTGCTTTTGCTGATTCAGCTTCTGCTATCGCTAGTTTTGCTTCAACTTCTTTTACACGTAATATCCATGTTTGATTATCAAACAATGCACCTTCTAAAAACAATCCAAAAACTACTAATATTATGCTTATAACACGTATTGGGATAATATACTGCTTTATTACAGGAATCATTCCCAACACAAAGCCGGCAGTTGTTCCCACAATACCGGCTAACAATATTAAATGAAGTACCCAATCGGGCAAAAGTTCAACTATCCACATTCAATTATTTATTCAAATTTCAATTTGAAAAATGTCAATTGTTTAGGAGTAAAATATGCCTTTATTGAATATAAGTATCCATACGTCATCTGGTCCACAGAACGAACCCACATTGCAGTCGGGAAACTGTTTTCCATAACATATTTACCAGCATCAGTTTGTTGCCACTCATATATAGGACTTGCTACAAATAGATCCGGGTCTTCCACATCGCCCATTCTAATTTTATGTACAACATATTCTATTGTTGATTGTTCCTCATCAGACTGCCATTTTTGCAATGATTTGGTCATGTGATTTATAATTTTCTAATTGAATATCATTCATAGTGAACTTATCAATATCTTTAATAGTATGTGTTAAAAATAATGTAGGTAGTGCCATCGGTTCCCGTTGCAATTGTTCTTTTACCTGTTCTAAATGAGTTTGGTAGATGTGTGTATCACCCATACTTATAATAAGTTCACCAACTTTCAAATCACATACTTGTGCAATCATATGAGTTAATAATGCATAACTTGCAATATTGAATGGTAATCCTAAAAACACATCAACACTACGTTGATACATATGGCAACTTAATTCTTTATTTTTGTTTACATAAAATTGACTCATAACGTGGCAAGGTGGCAAAGCCATTTCTTCTAACTCGCCCACGTTCCAAGCATTTAATATATGCCTGCGCCCATTAGGATCTCGTTTAAGTCCTTCTATGAGATTTGCTAATTGGTCAACTGGTTCTGTTGTTAACTTAGCATCAAAATGTGTAACAGCATTATTTTCATGTTCAACTGTATCAATAGACCTTTTAAGTGTATACTTGTTCCACTTCCGCCATTGTACGCCGTAGACTCTACCTAAGTCACCGTGAAACTTTGCTTTATCTCTCCAATAGGGAGCATATGCATTTGGTGTCCATATTGTAACTCCACCTGTTTCACCATGTGTAATTTCTGCTAATCTACGTTCATCACCTGAGCCTTCAATGAACCAAAGTAGTTCACCTTTACAGGCTCGCCATGCTAGTTTTTTGGTAGTGACGGCTGGAAAGCCCCTACGCAAATCAAAGCGAACACTACGTCCAAACACACTAATAGTGCCAACGCCAGTTCTGTCATCTTTTGTTTCTCCGTTATCTAAAATATCTTGTAATAATTCTAAGTATTGTTTCATAATTTTTAAGTCTATCAAATTCAATAAAAATATTCAAGTAGTAATGGTAAGTTGCCCCGAAGGGCAACTTTTATAACTTTCCTAAAATTCTATCTGTTTCTGGTTGCACTGTATCGGCAATACTTTGAACATCAAGTACAAATTCTACACTTATAATTTGGTCGTCAAGTTCATCAAGTTTGCGACTTACAACATCTTCTATTTGTTCGGGATCTAATCCTTGTTCAATAAACTTTTGAATGTTTATTGTTTGTTGTTTTTTACCTTCAAGTTTGATTACAAGTTTTTTAATAAACTGAACTGGTATTTTATTTTTTTCAACATCTTCAAGAATATGTTCCCATTTCACAATGAATTCTGGTGACATTATACACTAACTTTTGGCTTTGTAGTTTTAGTTGCTTTTACTGTTTTAGCGACTGTTTTAGCAACTTTTTTAGTTGGCTTTGATAAACCTGGATCTAAACTCTTTGCCTCATCAGTTAATCGTTGTGCTTCTGCTAACAAACCTTTAGCCTCTGTTTCCATACGTTGTGCTTGTTGCAAACGTTGTTGTGCTAATGCCTGATCACCTAATACATCACCAGTTGGTTGTACTGTGGATGGTGTTTGAGGTCCGCGCATTCTACGAACTACATCCGCTGGATCTTGCATTCCGCGACTCTTGTCCATTTCTGCTAATCTACGAACAGCATCTTCACCTTTTTTCATTTCATCAAGAATTGAATTTAATTCACTAAGTTTAATTCTTGTGTTAGGTTGAGGGGTCATTATGATTTGCTCGGTATTAACCTTCTTTAATTGACCTTCATTATGAAGTGTTTGTAATATTGGTCTACCATCTTTAGTATAGGTGCGGTTTAATGCATCTGCTAAACTCTCACTATTTTGTCCAATATCACTTTCAATACAAGCAATTAATGGATCGTGAATGTGTTGATTAAGTACTTCGGTAAATGCTACCAAGCACATATGTTCTTCTCCGGGTACTTCACGAAATACAACCGCTACTTTGCGATCACCGTGCATACCTACATGTCGTGTAAAACTCATAATAAGTCTCCTGTATAAGTTACTATTATTTAATAACTTAACAAGACACTTGAAAATTTTATGACCACTTCAACTCAAATATCATTGCTTCCCTAGGGTCTTCAAAAGACACTATTCCAATAGAATCAAACATATCATCAAACAGGTTATCATTATTTTGGGTAACCGCAAATCTACCAGATAACGTATCTAATACCCATTGCTTTGATTCTTCGGTAAGTTTAGCCTTTGTTGTTACAAAATGTTTAGGAGGATATAATAATTCTCTCTCACAAAACCAAATTCTAGGATCAATATATTCATGCATCTTTTGTTAAGATATCTAACATTTTGTATTTTTCGTAAGCTTCAACTACTATAGGTGCACTATTACTATTTGTAGGAACAACTTGCCACCACAATTCACCACCAATTTGAAATGGATGTTGATAACCAATTATGCCGCTACCACCTACAAATGTTCTAGGTTGATGAATCTTACCATGATACCAAAGACGTTCCGCTAACAATAAAACATCTTCTAATTCATGGTCATCTATTTCATATCTTTCAGAATGCAGTGCTCCTGGATTACCTTGTGCATAATACATCTTGACTACACCAACAAATTTTTCATAGTCAGGTGCATCGGTACGTGTTACAATAAACATTACCTCATCCTCGGACACTTCACCTGCCAATATACTTTTCAAGCATCCGCCTAAACTTGT